AGTTCGAGGGCCGTGCCTGGAATGAAGGCGTCTACACCCAGTTCACCGAGCTACTCGCCAACTACAAGATGACCGCGCTGTGGCAGCGGATCGCGGGCGGCTACCTGGAGTTCTCCCCGTCGGGCGGCATCCACGTGCTGTACCGGATCAGTGACCAGCCCGTCGGCGGCAACGAGGTATTCGCCCGCCGCGCCGAGACCGACGAGGAGATGGCCGTCCGGCCGTGGACCAAGGCTGACACCAAGCGCGGGGAGCAGACCAGGCTCGCCAAGACGCTGATCGAGACCCGCGGCCAGGGCGGCTACACCGTGGTGGCGCCAACGGAGAAGGAGTGCCACGAGCTCGGCAAGCCGTACGTGCTCGCCGCCGGGTCACCGGAAACCGTCGCGGACATCACCTGGGGCGAGCGGGAGAAGCTGGCGAATGTCGCCGCCGAGCTGTCCACCTGGGTGCCTCAGGCGAGCGAGTGGGGAGGCAGCACCGGGCGGGTGAAGCGGTCCGGAGGGCCCGCGGGGATGGCGTACGCCGCCGAGCACGAGTGGGCGGACATCCTCACCGACGAGGGCTGGGAGCTGTCCGGGACGCACAACGGCGACGACTCCTGGCTGCACCCGCTGGCTACCTCCAAGAGGTCCGCGCTCACTAAAGAGCACACCCTGACCGTGTTCTCCAGCTCGACCTCGTTCGGCACCAAGACTCCGGTTAGCGTCGGGAAGTTCGAGGCGTACGCCGTCTTCAACCACGACGGGGACTTCACCGCCGCCGAGCTGGCCCTGCGCGCAGCCGGGTACGGGGACTACACCGAGGTCCGGGCCAACGACCAGCTTGCCGCGTTCAACGGTGACGAGGCCGCCCAGCAGCGACTGGCTGCCGCCGACCAGGCCTGGGAAACTTTGCCTTCCTACGTGCCCCGGCCTGCGGTTACTACCGTCAGTGAAACCGAACAAGTTCAAACAACGGTAAGTGCTACACCCCCGGACATGAAGACGCCCGAGGGCGCGCTGGTCCTCCCGCCGCCGTTCGCCCCGCTGGCCGTCGCCGACTTCATCCACGCCCGGTACAGCTACCGGGGGCTGCCGACGCTGATGCGGCGCGACCAGTCCTGGATGAAATGGAACGGCACGCACTGGGACGTGTTCGAGGACGAGGCAATGGAGCGCACCGTCTACGACCTGACCCGCAAGGCGGTCTACACCACGCAGAACAAGGAGGGCGGCACCGACACCAAGCGGTGGGTGCCCAACCGGGCCGTCGTCGGGAACGTCATCCACGCCCTGTCGTCCGTCGCGCTGGTCCCGGCGTCCACAGCCCGCGGCGGCTGGCTCAACGGCTCCGGCCCGGTCGTCATCCCGTGCGCCAACGGGCTGCTCGACATCCGGAACCGCGTCCTGCTCGACCCCACCCCGCTGTTCTTCGGGCTCGCCCACGTCAACGCCGCCTGGGACGTTAACGCGACCTGCCCGCGGTGGCTCAAGTTCCTGCATGACCTGTGGGCCGGTGACCCGGACAGCATCCGGCTGCTGCGCCAGTGGTTCGGGTACGTTATCTCCGGCCGCACCGACCTTGGGAAGATCCTGCTCGTCACCGGGCCGAAGCGGGCGGGCAAGGGAACGATCGCCCGGGTCATGGAGGCGCTGTCCGCCGGGGCTTTCTCCGGGCCGACGCTGGGCTCGCTCGGGCAGCACTTCGGCCTGGAGCCGCTGCTCGGCAAGACCCTCGCGGTGGTCTCGGACATGCGGCTGTCACCGAAAGACGACCGGCACCTGATGACCGAGCGGCTGCTGGCGATCAGCGGCGAGGACCCCCTGGACGTCGAGCGCAAGCACAAGGGCGGCGCGGTCACCGGGGTGCTCCCGGTCCGGTTCGCGCTCATGAGCAACGAGATCCCGCAGTTCCCGGACGCCGCGGGCGCGGTTGCCAGCCGGTTCGTGATGCTCACCATGAAGCGCTCGTTCTACGGCATTGAGGACATCACGCTGAAGGCCGCGGTGCTGGCCGAGCTTCCGGGGATCATCAACTGGGCGCTGGAAGGCCTGGCCGACCTGGAGTACTGCGGGCGGTTCATCGAGACGGTCTCCTCGTCGGCGTCACGGGACGAGCTGCGCGAGGGGTCGAGCGAGTACCTGGTGTTCGCCGAGGAAAGGCTTGTGCAGGCACCGGGTGAGTGGGTCCAGATCCAGGAGGTGTACCAGGACTGGATCAGGTGGGCCGGGCCGCGGGGCAGTTACACCGGGGACATCAGGACGTTCGGAAGGATGCTGCGGGCAGCGGTACCAGAACTGGAAGTAGTGCGCCGCGGCCCGGCCGGCGAGCAGAAGAAGTGCTACGCCAACTGGAAGCTGAAGCCGGTCACGCTGTTCCAGCCGGGCGTTAATGGTTACGGACAGTATCCAAATCCCGCTTACCGCTGACCTGGCGGCCTAGCCCGTAGCCCTAGTCCAAACTGGAGCTACGGGCTATCTCTTTGTCACGGGACGGTAACGGTGGAGAACAAGCATTCGACGGATTCTCATAGACCCAGCCGTAGCATCAGTCGTAGCCTCAGCCGTAGCGCCAGAAAAACCCTGCCTGACCTGTATATATACTTAGTAGTACTAGTATTTCTTACTTTCTGTAAAAGGGGAGGGGGGGGGGTAGTAGTAGGTAGGTATCAGGGAGATGTACCGAGGTGGACCCGCAGTCAGGAAATTCTGGGGCTATCAGGACTATGGCCGATGAGGCAGGATCGAGCAGGGGTACACCCAGCGTGACACGCCCCCGGTTAAACACCCATGTGTGTACGCTGGCGTCATGGCGAGGACAGGGCAACGGATGGCAGCGGCGCTCAAGTACGTGGAAGAGCACCCCGGCTGCACCAAGATGGCGGTGGCCGATCACGTACGGGATAAGTCCTTGAACGAGACCCTGCGCGATGCCTACGCCGTAGTTGACAGGCTCGTCCGCAACCACCTGGTAGTCGCAAGGTTCGACGGAACCCGGTACTCCCTCACTGCGGTGAACGAGCCGGACTTGTCGCGGGGCCGTGGACCCCGGGCGGTTGCCAACGGGTGGTCTTACAGCATCGACCTGATCGCAGGTAACGGGCCGGCCCTGGACTGCTACGAGGAACTGCGGAGGTACAACCAGGACGAGCCGCCACTGGACCTGGACTGAAGTACGCTGGTCAGACCCGGATGAACGATTGCAGGTGAACGATGACGGTTAACCCGGCGACAGCCAAGCACAAGGAGCTTGAGATCACCCGGCGGCGCGCTCGCGTTATCGAGCTCCGCGAGGAGGGACTCACCTTCCGGGAGATCTCCAAGGAACTGGGTGTCAGCCTCGGGCTAGTGCACAAGGACTTCGCCGCGAGTATCGAGCGCATCCTTGAGCCTAACGTCGCCGCGTACCGCGCGGAGCACGTCGCCCGGCTGCATCAGATGCGCGGGGTTACCCAGGATATCCTCGACCGGCGCCACGTCGTCGTCCAGCAGGGTCACGTCGTCTCTGAGATCCTTGGCAGCGATGACGACGGCCAGCCGATCTTCGGGGAGCCGCTGGAAGACGACAGCATCGTGCTCGCGGCGATGGACCGGCTGCACAAGATCGACGAGGCTGAGCGGAAGCTCCTCGGTCTCGACGCCCGCCCCGAGGTGCAGATCACCGGGTCGCTCCGCTACGTCATCGAGGGCCTGGACGATGCCGACGGCGACAGCTGACACCGAGATCCGGGTCCAGCTCCGCGGCGCCAACGCGCAGCTCGTCAAGGACCGCAGCAAGGAGCTGCTGATCTCAGGGCCCGCCGGGACCGGGAAGACGCAGGCTGCCCTTCTGAAGCTGCACGTGCTCTGTATGACCCGTCCAGGGCTGTCGTGCCTCGTGCTGCGCAAGACCCAGGTCGCGCTCGTCGGGAGCACGATGAAGACGTACAAGCACAAGGTCGCCGCCGAAGCGATCAAGGGGAACTACGTCAAGTACTACGGCGGCAGTGGCAGCGAGCCCGCGGCGTACCGGTACTTCAACGGGTCGGTGCTGATGGTCGGCGGCCTGGACAAGCGCGAGAAGTACCTGTCGATGGAGTTCGACCTGATCTTGGTCGACGAGGCAATCGAAACCGACAGCGAAGACCTCGACGTTCTCGTCACCCGGCTGCGTAACGGCGTGCTCCCCTATCAGCAGCTGCTAATGCTCACTAACCCTGGCGCCCCGACGCACCACCTCAAGGTCCGTGCGGACACCGGGCGCTGCAAGATCCTGTACGGGCAGCACACGGATAACCCCGCTTACTGGGATAGTGAGGCACAAGAATGGACGGCGCTCGGCAAGGACTACCTTGACCGCCTAGACGGGCTGCCGACCATTAGGCGCCAGCGGTTCCTGCTCGGGCAGTGGGTTGCCGCGGAAGGACTGGTATACGACGAGTTCGATCCTGCTGTTCACCTGGTTGACCCGTTCCCCGGAGGCTTCCCGCCTAAGGAATGGGAGCGCTTCATCTCGGTCGACTTCGGGTTCAACAACCCGTTCGTCGCCATGTGGGTCGCTGTCTCGCCCGACGACCGGCTTTACGTTTACCGGGAGCTGTACCAGACGGGGCTACTCGTCGAGGACGCTGCCAAGGAAATGCAGAAGGTAATAGACAGGGACCCAGCGCCGCCGAGCCGGATTGTCTGCGATCACGACGCGGAAGACCGCGCCACGCTAGAACGGCACCTTGGGCGGACGACGATCGCTGCGAAGAAAGACGTGAAGCCCGGAATTGACGCGGTGTCGGAACGACTGCGCAAGGACGGAAAAGGTTTTCCCCGGCTGTACATCTGCCGCGAGTCCGTTGTACATAAAGACCCGAAGCTTCTCGCATCCCGACGGCCAACGTGCCTTGAAGAGGAAATCACCACCTACGTATGGGACCAGCGAGCACAACCAGGAACAGAAAACCTGCGGGAAGCACCCGTTAAGCAAGACGATCACAGCTGTGATGCACTCCGTTACGCGGTCGCCCAGAAGGACCTCGTCGGGCGGCTCAGGTTCAGGTCATTCGAGTCAGGCGTGTCGCTGCGGCGCGGCCGTCTTTAGGAAGGAACAAACCCGGTTATGGAAATGCTCTGCGTGTTCTGCGTTGACGAGCACTGCGCTGGCCAGATCACCCTCGACAAGGTTGAGAAGGCGGTCACCCTGGTGCCGCACGTTCAGGCGTTCGGGATCGGCGGCCAGCAGATGGCCTCACTCGTCGCCGTCCCGTCCTGCGTTATGCACCGCAAGCGGCAAGTAGCTACTACGCCGAAGAGCAACCTGGTTCAGGCGTCTGTCGTCGGGTAGCCTCACGTGGCTGTTGCACAACCGTTTCACCAGCTATCCTGCAAGGTGTGGTGGCAACCCCGGTTCGTCTAGCCCGACCAGCAGCGCGACCAGGCCGTAACCCCCGTGCGCGCCTGGCCCTAGCCGCTGTGCTGACGACTGCCCGCGCGGTTATCGCGCCCCACCGGACGTCACTAGCGCGGCTCCTAGACATGCCACTGACCGTCCTTGGCACCGGGTGCGTCGACTTCGCCGCGTTCCACTGGCACGTCCTGGGCTGGCTGGTCACCGGCGTGTCCCTGTGGGTCATTGAGCTCATGATCGCTGACGACGACCCGGCTGGCCGTACGTGAAGTCGGGCCTCAAGCGTCTCCGCAATGCTGCCGCCAGCCAGCCGGGTAAGCAGCCGCCAGTACCACTCGCGCCGTACGGCTACCGGCAGGGCAGCGTCTTCCAGCTCGGCACCGGCACGCAGTCGAAGGACGCGCAGCTCCGTGCTTACGGCATGAGCGGCACTGTGTACGCGATCGTGTCGTTGCTCGCGTCGACCGCGGCTCAGCCTGAATGGCACCTGTACAAGAAGTTTCGTGATGGTCGCAGGCGGTATTCCACCGCTGACGTTGGCGACGACAACCGCACGGAGATCATTCAGCACGCGGCGCTAACCCTGTGGAACAACCCGAACGCGTTCATGACCCGGTTTGAGTTCTGCGAAGCTTCTAATCAGCACTTCGAGCTCGCCGGGGAAACGTTCTGGGTGCTGGACAGGGCGAACGCCTCAGCGATGCCGACCAGCATGTGGTACGTGCGGCCCGACCGGATGCAGCCGGTGCCGGACAAGAACGGGTACCTCGCCGGCTGGGTGTACAACTCGTACGACGGTCAGCAGATACCGCTAGATCTCTGGCAGGTGATCCAGGAGAAGATCCCGGACCCGCTTGACCCGTTCCGCGGTACTTCCCCGATCGCGTCGATCATGCCTAACATTCAGCAGCAGCACTACGCGACCGACTACATGCGCAACACGTTCCTCAACGGCGCCCAGCCCGACGGGATCATCAGCTTCCCGGACAAGGTCGAGGACACCGACTACGACGAGTTCGTCGCCCGCTGGCGCGAGTCGCACATGGGCATCAGTAACGCGGGCCGGGTCGGCATCCTGGAAATGGGCGCCACCTGGATAGCCGGGACGCAGACGAACAGGGACCTGGAATACGGCGACCTGAGACTGGCGAATCGTGATGAGGTTCGTGAAGCCTACCGAATGCACAAGGCGCTTCTAGGGACAGTTGAGGACGTTAACCGGGCTAACGCGCAAACGGCTGAGGAAGTATTCATCAGTCAGCTTCAGGTCCCGCGGCTCGACCGGCGCAAGAACACGCTGAATTCAAAGCTGGTCCCCATGTTTGGCGCCACCGGGGCGAACATAGAATTCGACTACGACAAGCCCGGGTCGGTTAACCAGGAAGAGGCCAACGCGGAGATGGCCGCCAAGTGCGATGCCTTCGCCACGCTCGTCAACGCCGGGGTCGAACCGCACGCAGCCCTCGAAGGTGTCGGTCTCCCCGACATGGAGATCATCGAGAAGGCGACGCAGGAACCAGCGGTACCCCCAGGCTGGGCCACAGCCGCCCCTGAGCTACCGACCGCGGCCAAGAAGCCAGCCGACAGCGACTCCGGCCTCGCGGACGAGGTCACCAACTACATGAAGAAGCTGATCGGGATGAACGGGCAGCCGTACGCAAGGAGCAAGTGGTGAACCCAGCGGAAATGCGGCAGCGCCTGCGGAACTACGCCCGTAGCCAGCCCAGCCAGTCATGGTTCAAGATCGTCAACCAGGCGGCAGGCCCGACCCAGGTGATGCTCTACAACGAGATCGGCTTCTTCGGCACCTCCGCCGCGGACTTCAACGACCAGATGGACAGCATCGACGGGCCGATCGACCTGTACATCAACTCGCCCGGCGGCGAAATTTTCGACGGACTGTCCATTTTCAACCAGCTTCTCCGTCACCCGGACGTATCGGTGTACATCGACGGGATTGCCGCTAGTGCCGCGTCATTTATTGCAATGGCAGCCTCCCCCGGCAAGCTCGGCATGGCGAAGACCGCCAAGATGATGATTCACAACGGGCAGGCCTTCGCAGCCGGTGACGCAGCCGACCTCCGCAAGATGGCGCAGGTACTTGACGCTGAAACCGCCAACATCGCCTCGATTTACGCGGACCGGACCGGCCGCTCGGCAGGTGACTTCCTGACGATGATGGCCGCAGAGACATGGCTGGACGCGCAGCAGGCGTGCGTCGAGGGGCTGGCCGACTACGTGTACGACCCGAGGCGCGGGCCCTCCAACGTGCTGCAGCGGCGCCCTGTCAACGCGGGTAACGGCGGCTGGGTGCAGCGCGACGGCAAGTGGGTGTTCGACCCCGACGGCGACGGCGACAACGACGCGACCGCTGAAGGCGACACCGACCACGACTACTTTTCCGCGGACGGCAAGCAGCTGAAGGCGATCCCGGCTGACCCCGACGGAAAGCAGGGTAAGCCGATGCCTGGAAACTGGTCACCGGCCCTGCTGGTCAACGCGGACAAGTACAAGCAGGCCGACCGGGACAAGATGGCCTCTTCAGGCCAGGCAATGCCCGACGGCTCCTACCCGATCGCTGATGCCCAGGATCTAGACAACGCGATCCACGCGGTTGGCCGCGGCGGCGCTGACCACAACGCGATCCGCAAGCACGTCATCAAGCGCGCCGACGCGCTCGGCCTGTCGTCGAAGATCCCGGATAACTGGAACTCCGACGGTTCCCTTAAGGCGTCTCCGGACGACTCCACCGACCTGGGCGCGATCGGCGCGCTCATGGCTACCGCCCTGAAGGGGTGAATCCGAAGTGCCTAAGATCAACGTCCCCAACGACCCCGACGGGCTGCGGGAGTTCCTGAGCAACAAGGACAACGTCACCGCGCTGTTCTCTCCCGAGGCGCAGGCTGACGGTTCCGCGAAGGCGTTCTGGAACCAGTACGGCGCTGAGTACCTGTCCAAGAGCGGCGGTGCTAACGGCGACTACGCGGCCGAGCTGCGGACCCAGGCTCAGGCGGTGCTGTTCGACCTGATGCGCGAGAACGGCGTGAAGACGCCTTCCTTCAACATCGGTAACAGCGTCAACTTTAACGCGGGCCGCCCAGGTTTCTCCCTCGACGGAACGGCGGCGCTCGCTCACGGCCGCGGCAGCGTCTACAACAAGACGTCCAGGGGTGCCGCGCTGGAAGCTGCTGTCCCCGAGGCGGACCGGTTCCACTCGATCGGCGAGTACTGCCAGGCGATCCGGTACAAGAACTCGGCTACGACCGGTCGGAACAAGGCGGAGCTGATCCGCAAGCTGGACCTTGTCGAGTCGTTCCAGAACTCGTTCTCCTCGGAGGACCCCGGCGCGGGCGGCTTCCTGATCCCCGAGCTCATGAGGTCCGAGCTGTTCATGCTCGCGCTGGAGCAGGCGCTGGTCCGGTCCCGGGCGACGGTGTTCCCGATGAGCACCCTGTCCCTGCGGGTCCCCGCGATCGACGACACCAGCCACGTGTCCTCGGTGTTCGGCGGTGTGCAGTTCAGCTGGACGGAAGAGGCCGCGACGATCGGTGACACGCAGGCCACCTTCAACAGCGTTCAGCTCACTGCCAAGAAGCTTGCCGCGACGTTCACCGTGCCCAACGAGCTCCTCCAGGACGCTCCGGCGTTCAGCGGGATCTTCGACAACGTGATCCCCAAGGGCTTGAGCTGGTATGAAGACAACGCTTTCATGAACGAGAGCGGCGTTGGCACTCCCCAGGGCTTCATCAACTGCCCTGCTGCCATCTCGGTCCCCGCGGAGTCCGGCCAGCAGACCAAGACGATCGTCTGGGAAAACATCCTCGGCATGTACCAGTCGATGCTCCCGACGAGCCTCGGCAGCGCCGTGTGGATTGCCTCGCACGACACGCTCAAGCAGCTGATGACGATGGCCCTGTCGGTCGGCACCGGCGGCAGCGGCGTCATGGTCGGCAACTTCCCCGGCATGTCCGGTGCGGATTCACCCCCGATGTCGATCCTCGGCCGTCCGGTGTACTTCACTGAGAAGGTCGGCCCGCTCGGCACCAGCGGCGACATTTCGTTCGTCGACCTGTCCTACTACCTGATCGGTGACCGGCAGTCCGTTGAAGTCGCCAGCTCCGACCAGGTGAACTTCAAGCAGGACCAGACGGTGTTCCGCCTCATCGAGCGCGTCGATGGTCGACCTTGGCTACAGAGCGCCTTGACTCCTCATAATGGCAGCTCAACGAGCCTATCGGCTTTCGTGCAGCTGGCAAGCCGCTAGAATAGCGTACAATAAGGTGCATGCCAGGACGCAGTAAGTGTGAACCAGGGTGCACCTGTGAGAAGCACAGCAGGCCGAGGCTTTCGGAGGAGGCAGCCGGTGCGCGCCAGCGGGAAGCATCCCGTCAGCATTACGCGCGTAACCGGGCTGCCATCCTCGAAAGTCAGCGAGAAGCTAGGGTCGGCCCGACGGGTGATGAGAGGCGGAGGCAGGAACGTGAACGGGTTGCGAACCTGCCTCCGGAAGAACGCGCCCGACGGGCACAACTCAACAAAGACTGGTACGCCAAGCACCCCCGGTCTCGCGACAAGGCCACGAAGCAGCACTTGTGGTACCGGATCACGCCGGAGTACAGGCAGCAACTCATCGACAGCCAGAACGGGTGCTGTTACCTGTGCGGTGACCGGCTACTCCTCGACGAGCCGCGCAAGGTGCACGTCGACCACGACCACGGGTGCTGCACAGGCAATACGGCGTGCGGTAATTGCATCCGCGGCATCGCTTGCGACCCGTGCAACCGGGGCATCGGTTACTTCGGTGACGACCCTGGCCGCATGGAACGCGTGGCAGCTAACCTGAGAGCAGCAAAAGTAGGCCCTCCCCCGCGGTCGGCCGAGTAAGCAACCTGCGCAGTAGCGCCCGCAGGCCAAGACAGCAGCCCGAATAACTCCCGTAAGGAGCTGAAATGCCTACTACTCAGGCCGCGCAGGGACTAGGGCGCGTCTACGACGTCATCGCCCAGGCTGGCGGTGTCTACTTCTCGCTGAAGAACGCCAACGCGGTGTCCTTCGTCGTGGTGTCGTCCGGTACCTCGTCTCTCGCGCTGGTCGGCGCGACCACGTACGCGGCTGGCACCAACTCCACCTGGACCACGGCGCACGGCTTCGGCCAGACCGGCTTCTGGTACCAGAACACCGTCGCCACTGGCACGGCTGCCTGGACCAAGCAGACCTCGGTGTGGACCACCAACTCGATCGCTCTTGCCGGAACCACGGCGTACGTCGGCGTCATCACGGTCTACGCCACCCAGTTCGCGGACGGCTACTCGTACATCAAGGCGACCGGCACCTCGACCACCACGGTCACCGCGATCCTTCACGACCTGGCTGTCGCGCGTACCCCGGCTAACCTCGCGATCCTGGGGGCGTAAGCCATGGCGAACTTCCTGGCCGGCAAGGAGCTGCGCAAGCTCCTGTACGGCATCCACGTTAACCGGGCGACCGCGGCGCTGCCCGCTGGTGTAGCCGGGAACATCTTCGTCGTTTCCGGTGGCCGGTGCCTGATCAACGTGCTGTTCGGCGAGGTCACCACGGCGATCCAGAATCAGGCGTGCACGCTGTCTGTCGGCGCGCTCCCGACGGTCGGTACCGGTTCTGCCACTAATCTGGGCACAGCCACTTCGATCATCGCCGCGCCAATCGGCTCGCACTTCGGGGCCAACCCCGGCGGTGCCCTGATCGCCGACATCGCGACTGAGGCTGGCATCACGCTGGCAGGCGGTTTCCCTGCTGTAGTCGACACCGGCTTCATCACGATCACGCCGTCCGCCACCAACACCGGCAGCGTCCAGTGGGACCTGTTCTACGTCCCGGTTGACGACGGCGCCGCGATCGTAGCGGCCTGACATGGGCATCAACCCGGCCGCGCAGGCGGCACAGCTGTTCGCGGCGCACTACGGCGCGCTGGTCACCGGCGGCGCGAAGACGCTCCCTGCCTCAACCACAGGGCACATTTTCACTGTCGCCGGCGGCCGGGTTGTCGTCACCAGCCTGACGGGCGTCGTGTCTACGGTCATCCAGACGCAGGCGACTACGCTGTCGGTCGGCAACACTCCGACGGGCGGGTCAGCGTCAACGGCTTCGTTCTGCGCCACGCTGGACCTGACTGGCAAGGTGGCTGGTGTGTCTCTTCTTGTCCCGCAGGCGAAGGCCACCGCGCTGCTGTCGTCGGGAGCGGACGGCACGTTCCTGTGGAATACAACGTCAGGTGGTCAGGGCGTGCCGATAACTAGCGGTGGTTTGCTGCTAGTCCCCGCGGGCACCATTGACGTCACCACGGTCGCCACCAGCACCGGCGCGATCACCTGGTCGGTGTCTTACTTCCCTTACGACACGGGCGCGACGATCACGGCCCTGTAGGAGAACCCGATGTGGAACTGCCCTCATTGCGGGTGCCAGGCCATTGCCGGTTCCCTCACGTTCTGCCCGATGTGCTTCAAGGAGCCGGATATGCCGAAGGTAACGAGCGGCGGATTCAGTGACCAGACTCTGCCTGTCCAGGACGAGCTGCCCTTCCCCGACGAGGCTGTCCCGGTGGTCGAAGACAACTCCGAGCACGACCCAGACCGCGGTAACGGCCCTGACCCGGTGGCGGACGAGGCTGTTCCTGACGAGCAGGAGGCTGACGCTGGATACAGCTCCTACTCGGTGCGCGACCTGGTAGAGCTGTGCAAGGCGCGCGGCGTCGCTTACTCTGGCCCTGCTGGCACGCTTCCGAAGGACGCGCTCGCCGCCCGGCTCAGCGCTCTGCCGAAGGAGTGAGGTTATGCCCGACGCGATCAGTAACGGGCAGATCCTTCAGCGCATCGCGCAGCTAGAAACCGTCATCATCTGGAGACTGGAGCAAATAATGACGCAGCAGAGTGACATCGACGCTGCGGTAGCCGCCCTCACCGGCCTGGTTACCGACGTTCAGGCTAACGTGGCGACGATCGCCGTCGCGGTTCCCGTTATCGAGCAGGCACTCGCCGCTCTCCCCCCGTCGATCGACACCTCGGCCCTCGACGCCGCGGTCGCGCAGATCGCCAGTGCGCAGTCGGCCCTCGACGCCTCGGTGGCTTCTGTCGCTTCTGTGGTGCCGCCCGCGCCTGCCAGCTAATCCTGAAAGGCACGCTCATGGTTATGGGCTGGGACCTGCGCAGCATCATTCAGGACAACGCCGCAGTGCAGGAGTACTACAACCAGCAGATCCCGGTCGCGTGCCCCCATGACGGTCAGCCGCTTCAACTAGGCCCTCCGTCGCAGCCCGGTGTCTGGTACTGCCCTTTCGGGAACTTCACCTACCCCGACGATTACGACCCGATCCTGCACTCCGGGCTCTAGTAGCCTGAAGGTGCGCCGAGCGGGAGCCTCTTACGGTCTTGACCCCGCGCGCGGAAGCGGAGCCGGACCGTGTCAGCTTCCGCCGGCGCACCCCTCCCTTTACCCGTCCTGACCAGCTATCCTGTGCTTAGCACACCGCCTGGTACGGCGACAGGCAGGCGACTGTAAGCGGAGCCAGGTGGCGGAAGAGGTGAACTGTGGCTGTAAACCGTGCGACCTACTGCACGCGCCAGGACCTGATGAGTGCTCCTGACCTTCAGCAGACACAGGACTATATCCGTCACGTTGACTCAGCCATTGAAGCTGGTTCCCGGGCTGTCGACACGCTATGCCACCGCAGGTTCTGGAACGACGTCAAGACCGTCGCTTACGAGTGGCCGAATTTCACGCGCGCTTACGCCTGGCGGATTTGGTTCGACAAGGCTGAGCTAGCTGACGTCACCACCCTCGTCCCGGTTGTTACCAGCGGCGGCACGGTAATCCCGAACTCCGCTATCTTCTGGTCGGGCAGCAGCAACTACTACCCGCCGTACCGTTACATGGAGCTGGACCGCAGCAAGAGTTACTCGTTCGGCAATGGGCCTACTCCGCAGCGGGACGTGCTGATCACCGGTATAACCGGGTACTGGAACCAGACAGAGCCTGGCGGGACGATCACGTCGAGCGTCAACAGCTCCGTGACGACCGTGCCAGTCAGTGACAGCTCCGTTGTCGGGGTGGGCGACGTGCTGATCGTCGACAGCGAGTCGATGCTGGTTCGTGACATGACCTGGAGCACGACCGGACTGACGCTTAGCTCGGGCGGTACCACGGCGGAATCTAACGACAACGTGCTCACCGTAAGCGGCAGCGGCATCAACGCGGGTGAGGTCATCCAGGTCGACGCTGAGTGGATGCTGGTGCTGTCCTCTGCCGGATCTTCAGCAACGGTTCAGCGCGCGTATAACGGATCGGTCCTGACGGTGCACAGTGCTAGTACGACGATCCTCGCCCAGCGGTCGTGTGCAGTTGCACGTGCATTCGGCGGCACCACGGCTGCTTCACACAGCAACAGTGCCCCAGTTTCCCTGCAGCTAATTCCCGATCTGGTGCACGAGCTGGCCGTGGCTGAGTCTCTTAACTACGTGTTCCAGAAGACCACCGGGTACGCGACGACATACGAGAAGTCCCTAGACGTGCCTGGGGCCAGGAACACGATGGGCGGCAGCCTGGGTGATATCCGTACCCAGTGCTACACCTCGTACGGGCGCCAGGTCAGGCAGCGGGCGGTGTAATGGAAAACACCGTAGACACTTCAGGGCCAGTTTTCGACGGCCGGTCTGCCGCCATCATGGCGCGCGGCGTTACTGCTGTCCGGCAGGCCATCGCCAACGACGTCAAGAGGACCGCGGCGGCCTCGTTCACCGGGAACATCCGGGTCAATCACGGGGTGTTCTTGTCGACGCTGACCATCATCGGCAGTTCCCGGGTGTTCGAGTGGGAAGGCTTCTGGACGAAGGACAACGTTCACAACCACCCGCGCAAGGGAAGGCACCTGGTCAACCGCACGTACACGATGCCGATCACGGTGGAGAACCCGGTGACGGACCTGGTTGTCACCACCCGGCTCAGCATGTACGGCCCCTGGCTTGAGGGCACCGGTTCTCGTAATGAGACAACCCGGTTCAAGGGCTATCACGGGTTCCGGGTTGCCGCCACAGTTGCCGGGATGCGCGCGGAGACAACCGCTGAGCGAGCTCTCGACCCGTACGTTGCGGACCTGAACTCATGACCTTCGACGTCGCCGCGGTAAACAGCCTGGTCTCCGCCGTCGAGTCCATCTCGATGCAGCTCGGTATATTCCGCCGGGTCAACACGCACGAGCCGAAGTCTGCCCCCGGCAGCGGCCTGACTAACGCGATCTGGGTACAGGAGATTACCCCGATCGGCGAAGCGTCAGGGCTCGCGTCGACCAGCGGGTACGTCGTGCTGACCAGCCGCATCTACGGGAACATGCTGCAGAAGCCGGAAGACGACATCGACCCGCGGATCATGATCGCGGCGACCACCCTGATCGGTGCCTACTCCAAGAACTTCACCTTGGGCGGCACGATCCAGAACATCGACTTGCTGGGCATGTACGGGGCCCGGCTAGGCGGAACAGCCGGATACCTGCAAATAGGCAGCGAAACGATGCGGGTTTTCGATATAACCATCCCCTGCATTATCAACGACCTGTGGGTGCAGACCCCGTGAGGAACTCTGATGCCTGAAGAGAACGGCACTTGCCCCGACGAGCAGCCGGAGGACCCCCCGATGGAGTTCACCGTCAGTGGCAGCTTCTCGCTCCCACCGCTAGGAGTTGAATTTCGTGGCTAACTCACCCCTGTGGAACAACGCTACCGTTGTGGCCAGCATAAACGCGGTAGCCGCCCTGCTGAACAGTGGCACCATTCAGATTCGTACGGGTACGCAGCCCGCGGTTAACGGCTCTCTCACGGGGACGCTGCTTGCCACCCTGACGTTCGGTTCGACGGCTTTCCCGACAGCGACGGCTTCTGGTTCAGGCGGCACTGCGACGGCCAACACGGTCTCGTCAGGAACTGCTTCGGCCGGAACCGCGGGTTACGTGGCGCTGGTTACTTCGGGCTCAGCCACTGTGATGACGGGTTCTGTTGGCACCTCGGGGGCGGACCTGAATATCTCCCCGTCGCTGACGCTTACCGGCGGTGCGACCGTTGCTGTCGGCGGCAGCGGCATCCAGATCACCCAGGTTCAGACGTAAGAGGCAGGGGAGCGTAGATGTCCACTAAGACCAGCGGGCTAGGCGACGCGTTCTATGTCGGCGGGTTCGACCTGTCCGGGGACGTCAACGCGGTGTCCAAGATCGCGACGCCGAAGGACGTCCTCGACTTCACCACGGTGAACAAGTCAGCCTATGTACGGCAGACTTCGCTGCGCCAGGGCGAGATCGACTTCACCGCGTTCTTCGACCCGGTCACCTCGGTGAGCACCCCGTCGTTCCCGGCCACCACCGTCGCGCAGGTCAGCACCTACAACGATCCGGTGCTGGTGACGATCTCCGCGGGCACGGTCACCAGTGTTGTCATCAACGGCACGCAGGTCGGCACAGGTGACGGCTCCTACCTTCTCCCGCCACTCGGGTCTATCGCGGTTACCTACACGGGCAGCCCGACGTGGGTGTGGACAACGGTGGGCTTCGGGTACACCGCGCTGTCGGCACTGCCGCGCACGGACACGGTTGTCAGCTACTTCCGCGGCCAGGCGATCGGCAACCCGGCGGCTAGCGTTAACGCCAAGCAGGTCAACTACGACGGCACCCGCGGCACTGACGCGTCGCTTACCTTCTCCGTGCAGGCGATGGGCAACGCGTTCGGCCTGGAGTGGGGTGAGCAGCTGACCCCAGGGGCTCGCATTGACACGGCGGCGACAACCGGTACCGCGCATGACGACGGAGCTGGCAGCTCGTTCGGCGGTCAGGCGTACTTTCACCTGATGGCGTTCGTCGGTACCTCGGTCACCATAGACATCCAGTCGGCGACTACCTCTGGCGGCACGTACGCGACGACCGGGCTGACTACGACGGCGATGACGACGGTCGGCGCGCAGCGGCTAGCGACGGTTAACACCGCGACGATCAATGAGTTCACCAAGGTGATCACGACCGGAACCTTCAGCTACGCCAAGTTCGCGGTTAACTTCTGCCGTAACGGCTCCGCGGGAGTTGTCTTCTGATGGGCCGCGGGATGGTGCAGGTTCCGTTCGGTAACACTTTCGTCTCGCGGCTTGCTCCGCTGGCTAGCCCGCTGGCGTACAAGACGTACCAGATGAAGCTGCCGCTGGCGACGCACTGGCGCTCTGCTACTTGTGAGGAAGCGGACTGCCCTGACTTCGCCAACGGGTTCGTCACGAAGCTGGACGTCTCGACGGGACAGGGCGCCATCCTCGCGGACATGATCCGTAAGGGAAAGACCGGCCGCAGCTTCACGGAGAACCGGCCGCCAGGCACCATCACTGAGTTCACCTTCCCCCCGGGCACGCCGTGCTTCGCGGGAGGGCACAAGGTCCGCGTAGAGCGGCCAGCCACGTTCCTCACTGTCGGGGGCGACTGGCGGGGTAACCCGGCCGGGCAGCGTCGCGTTCACAAGAACGGCACCGAATGGGCTGAGGACTGCGCTGAGCACCTCGACCGCATCAACACCGAAAGGAATCGAGGATAACCATGGCAAAGACCAGTGGCCTTGGGTCCGCGGTCCTCGTCCAGGACTCTGGCGGCACCGCTCGGACCATCAGCAACGACGTCACTAACTACAGTTTCACTACGCCCCGGGGAACTCAGGACACCACGGGCGTCGACAAGTCAGCGCACGAGACTCTTCTGCTCCTGGCTGACTTCACCGTCACCCTGAACGGCGTGTTCAACTCGGCGACGGCCAACGCCTCGCACGACGTGCTCAAGACAATCCCGTCTACCTCGGCCACCCGGTCGGTGGAGCTTGACCCGATTGGCGCGGCGACGGGTGCGCCCAGCCTGGTGAACAACTGCGTGCTGAGCGATTACCAGATCACTCGGGCTAACACGGGTGAACTTACGTGGCAGGTTCCCGGCCAGCTGTCTGACGGTACTGTCCCGCTCTGGGGCACGCACGCGTAACGTTAGCTGTCGTAGGTTATCACACGTATACTGAAGACACCCTCCCCCGGGCCACCGGGTCTCGGGGGAGGGCCTTAACCCGGTAACCCGGAGGGAGAAAGCGATGGGAAAGCCCCAGGTCGTTATCGTCCGCAAGGACAAGCGCATCCGGCACAAGCTGCTGCACGCGATTGCCTTCGCGGCGACCGGTGGTGCCAGCGGTATCGTCACCGCGGCGGAAGCAGCTAATCACGCCTCTTACAACGCCCGCACCCGCAAGCTCCAGGAGCAGTCCTCAGGCACTATCTCCCCCCGGCGCGGTAAGCGGGTCAAGGTTGAGTTCACTGACGAGGAGCGCGCTTACATGGCCGCGCACGCCCCCGGTAAGAAGGCGTGACCGTGAGCTTCGACATCGAGGACACCATCTCGGAGTACAAGATCAGCTTCGGCTCAGGCACGTACCAGGGGCTCGAAGTTCTCGTTTCCGGCATGACTATCGGCGAGTACAACCAGATGATGCGCGGCTGGATGACGACGGTGACGGGCAAGACGGACGCGGAGAAAGCTCAGGCTAACGTTGCTTCCAGTGAGTACGTGCAGGAGAAGTTCTTCGCGCACGTGCGCAGCTGGAACCTGGTCCGGAAGAACAAGGCCGTCGCGGTCAGCAAGGACGAGCTGGACAAGCTTGACTCCCGGTTGTCGACCATCCTGGTGCGGCGGTGGATGGAAGAGCTGACCAACGTGCCCGACGAGCTAATGGGAAAATCAGGCTCTGGCGGGATTTCCCCGGAGGAAGCCACAGCTCTGGCGAGCTTGTCGTCAAGCCAGGCGAGCTAGCGGAGGCGGAGATGATGGTGGGGCTGTGCGAGCGGTTCCACTGCCTTCCTTCTCAGCTGGCCCGGGAAGACACCGGCTTCATACGGATGCTGAAGATAATCGCCGCGGCGCGGCCTGACCTGGAGGAGCCTGATGCCTAACTGGGGTGAATCTCCCTGCATAGAGGCACCTGGTCTCCGTTTGCCGAAGGGTTACGTACAGGTCTACGTTCCCGTTGCTATCCGTGCGCCAGGGCACCATAAGCACGATCTGGCTCACCGTCGGGCGCTCATGGCCAAGCTAGGCCGCTCGTTGCTGCCCGGGATGCAGGCGTGCCACCACTGCGACAATCCGCCGTGTATCCAGCCTGAGCACTTGTACGAAGGAACCTCGGCTGACAACCATCGTGACATGGTGGAGCGCGGTCGCGGGCGAGGGAGATACACGGGGCTGATAGAACCGAGCATCCGGGCGGAAATTCAGAGGCGATACCGCGAGGGGTACGGTACAGGTCAGGGCACCTGGCATCGCGGAGGGGTGAGTCAGCGGCAGCTAGCCATTGAGTACGGGCTGTCTCAGCAGACCGTTAGTGACATAGTGCGGGAGGTGCGTCATCCCTAATTTGGTGGCCGTCACCATCCGCGGTAACGACGCCACCGGTCCGGCTTTCGCCTCCGTGCTCGCCCGGGTCGAGGAGCTTAAGGCTGTCCTCGCGGACGCCGGCAATATCCGGGTCGGGCTGGAGACCGCAGGCCTCGACTCGTCCCTGATGGCACTGCGCGCCAAGATGCAGGCGCTGGGCATCGCGGACATCATCGACATCAACGTCCCGTCGGGCAAGGTGATGTCCCAGCTGGAGTTCCTCAAGCGCGCGATCGAGCAGCAGAAGATCTCCGACCTCCTCGACATCAACATCAACGAGGCCGACCTGACGGCTAAGCTCGCCGCGATCCAGGGGCTGACCGAGACCATCCCGGTTAAGTTTGCCGTCGATGACGCCAGCCTGGCCAAGGCGACAGCGTTTCAGGGGGCTAGCTCCGACAACATTAGCGACAACGTCGGCGTGACCGGCACGGCAGCAGCTGAGGCCGCCCTCACGGCGATGGACGAGAAGATCAAGAAGGTGGCCGCGGATTTTGCCCTGCTGAGCGCGGCATCGGATGCGTCGTCGGGGAGTCTGATCAGTGCTGCCAGTGGGGCCGGAGACGAGATATCCAGGGTAAGCATCATTAGTGGAAACTGGTTTCGGACACTAATGAACATCGGGGGCACTGCGATCCCCCTGTTTGGCGGAGCCCTGGGGATGGCCCTCCCCGCGCTGCACGATTCTGACAACGGAATGGTAAAGCTCGCTGGCCACTTGATTAACGCTACTAACGGCTGGCACCTTATGACAGAAGCCGTTGTTGAGAGTTTGGCGATCTGGGTGCCGGCCACTATCGCAGCTGCCGCCTTCGGGTTGACCGCTGCCCCGACCGTGGAAATGGTCGGCAAGCAGTTGCAGAACATGAACGTGGCAGCCACTGGTACCGGGCAGGCGTTCAAGTCGCTGGCCACCCAGGGGCAGTCCCTGTCCTCCGCGGTTCGGCCGAGCGTGCTGGAAACCTTCGGCATCGCCCTGAACGCCATTCAGACGCACTCGGGTGAGCTCGGTCCCGACCTGGCTAAGCTCGGCGGGGCGTTTGATCAGCTGGCGGCTAAGGCGGCGATCGCGTTCTCGTCGTCTGCTGGCGGCAACTTCATCAACCAGGCGAGCGACGACCTTCTTAAGCTGATCGACTCGTTTGAAGCCGTTGGCTCTATCCTCGGCAGCCTGATGCGAGCCGTCCCGGGATACGCGGAAGTCTTGCTGAATTTCGGGGACGCCGGGCTGCATGCTGGTGCCGCGGTTGTCTCTGGTATCGAGCCGGTCCTCGCGGCGTTCTTGAAGCTGCACGGAGCGATACTTTACGGCGGCCTCACCGGCACCATCGGGGCCAAGCTGTTTTCGGGCCTGGTCGACGGGGCAGCCAGCGCCAGCCTGAGCATCGCCACCTTCGCGGAGAAGTTCCTCGGCTCAGAAAACAAGATCTCTGCGGGCGCACTGAACGTCGGCGGCGCGCTGGAGGAAATTGGCACCGGGCCGGTTATCGCGGGCGTTGGCCTGATGATCGGCGCGCTGACTGCCGTCGTCCTTTACCTGAAGGCCAGCAAGACTGCGGCGGACGACTTCAATTCGAGCATCCAGAAGACCGTGCAGAACGCGTCGCTGGCCCAGCTAGAGAGCTCACTTTCGTCCGGGGTAGCGCAGACGTACGCGAAGATCACCGCTGCTGCCAGCGACGTGTCCACCGCGCAGTCGAAGGTAGCCAGCACCAGCGGCACCGTGGAATTCCGGCTCGATGGCATGAACCAGGGCGTCCAGGCAGCCACCCAGTCGCTTGGCACCTACAAGGGCGGCCTGTCCCAGCTGAACGCCCAGCAGGAGAACGTCAATGTCAACCTGGGCGCGCTGGCTGCTACGTACGGCACGACAATCCCCGGTGCGCTGGCCCTCGCCTCCGGCGCGCAGATCACCTCGAACCAGCTGCTCGGCTCCGGGGCTGACAACTGGATGACCATCAACACGATGGTCTCCGGGTACGCCAAGGAGCTGCAGGTGATGACCCCGGGTGTCGGGGCGTTGAATCAAGCCTTGAACGCTCTCAATGTAACTCAGGCCGCCCAGGTTACTGACGCGCAGAAGCTAGCGCAGGCTTACAGTGCCTGGCTGGGTATTGTCACCGGGGGCGACTCGTCGTTCGCTACGTTCGAGCAGGGCCTCACCGAGCTGTCTTCCTCGCTGGCTAGCACGGGGGGCGCCGGGGCAACGCTGACCATCAAGGTCGGTAACCTCAAGGACAAGTTCGCCGCAGTCGGTGCGGCAATGAACGGCACATCAACGGCTTCCCTCGCTGCCCGTCAGGCGTTTGACCAGCAGATAACCTCGGCTGTCACCCTGTACGGCAACCTGCAGACGATGGCGGCTGCCTCAGGCAACACGGCTACCGCGCAGGATGCACTAGCTAAGGCAGGCAAGGACGTCGTCGCGCAGATGCTGCCACTGGCCGCCGGGTCGAAGGAGGCGACGGCGGAGGTTTTCGCTCTCGCCCAGATCGCCGGGTTCCAGGGTGTTGACAGCTTCACCGCGCTGACCAAGTGGGTCGGGAATACCCAGGGGGCGGAAACCGACCTCGACAAGCAGCAGGCCACCCTGACGCTGAGCACGGCGAACCTGACGCAGGCCGCGAAGAACCTGTCGGCCGCGATGAGCTCCCAGCTAAACCAGGCGATGGCCCAGGTGACGCTGACGAGCACCGGCGGCCTCAAGCCGATGCAGAACCTGTACACGGCCATCAAGCAGACCGGGCTGAACAGCCTGTCAACTAAGTCCGCGGCGGTGTCCCTGGGCGCCCAGTTCGTTACGCTGACCGGCAGCACGTCCAAGGCGCACGATGAGTTCGACGCTTTCGCCACCGGTTCCCTCGGGCTAACCAAGAAGCAGGCCGACACCCTGTGGCAGACTTCGCTGCCCAAGCTGCAAGGAGCCATCAACGCGCTGAAGGGCAAGACAGTCAGCGTCGGGGTAACGGCCACCGCACAGGGCACCCTCGACGCGATCTCGCACCTCCCAGGGGAAAACCCTGAGACGTCCAGCCTTGTGTTCATCGGCAAGGCAGCCGGCGGTTACATGTCAGGACCCGGTGGGCCCCGGGGCGACAAGATCCCGGCGATGCTGTCTGACGGCGAGTACGTGGTCCAGGCAGACGCGGTCAACAAGTACGGCATGCACTTCCTGGACGCTGTTAACAGCCGCAAGTACGCCTCCGGCGGAAGTGTGGACTTCAACGCTCCCGGGTCGTTCGCTGCCTCGCAGGAGGGCTCGTGGGGTTCAGCTACCGCAAAGCTGTGGGCGCAGCAGGAAAACACGGCGTTCCAGGCTGCTGCCAAGAAGGCCGCTACCGCGGCTGCCGGAAACATCAACTACACCCCGTCGGCCGGAGTCAGCCAGTGGGCAGCCACTGTCGCGCAGGCACTGTCGATGGAGGGCCTTTCGGCTGCCCTGCAGAACAACGTGCTGTACCAGATGAGCACGGAGAGCGGCGGTAACCCGAACGCTATCAACCTGACTGACTCGAACGCCCTGCTGGGAACCCCGTCTAAGGGACTCATGCAGGTGATCCAGCCGACGTTCGACGAGTATCACTGGCCTGGCACCAGCACCGACATTTACAACCCGCTGGCCAACATCGCCGCCGCGCTGAACTATGCCGATCATGTGTACGGGCCGTCCCTGGAGTCCAACGGCATGGGCATCGGGTCCGGCCACGGGTACGCGCACGGTGGCGCGGTCAGTTACGACAACGGCGGATGGTTGAAGCCCGGCTACACGATGGCTTACAACGGAACCGGAGCGCCCGAGGCCGTTGGCGGGTCAGGCATGAGCATCACGCTGGAACTGGGCCAGAGCTTCAAGACCCTCGGGCTGACCGACCGGCAGCTGACTGACCTGCAGTACACCATCCGGAAAAAGGGCGGTCTCCAGAAGGTGCTGGGTGGTTAGCTGTGAGTTACATTCTGAACGACGACTTCAGCGGCGGCACCTGGGTTGACCCGAACGGCGTCACCCACAACATGAGCAGCGGCATCGCTAACACGCTGCCCAGCACTGCTATCTGGAACATCGCCGTCGGGTCTGGCCTGTTCAACGGAACCGACCAGCTTGTGTGGTACCCGGGGACGGTGACGTACCTGCACCAGGACGGGGCCAGCAACCTGGTGTTTACCGTCGGGCCGCAGGGGACAGGCGGAGCTCCGTCAAACATGTGGCCGTCGGCTTACGTAGACGCGTCTGCCACCGGTGAGCAGAGTGCGGGCACCCCCAAGTTCGCCATGCAGCTCAACCAGTCGTGTGAGTTCAGGGTTGCCGTAAACGCGCTGAGCGGGTTGTGGACAGTCTGCTGGTTCCTGGGCAGTAACTCCAACACCAACGCGGACTACGCCGAGATTGACCTGATGGAAGCCGGGGACGGCGGCCAGTCAAGCCCCCAGCCGACGGTGTCTGAGAGCAGCTTTTACGGAGGCCCGGGTTCCAACCCGACGGCGTTCGGAAACTCGAAGACCAGCACTGTCGGCGGCGGCGTGTTTCACGTTTACCGGGTGGACTACACCGAGAACAGCATCACGACGTGGGTAGACGGGGTGCTTAACACCAGCTCACCGATCACCCCGTCGAGCGGCAGCCCGTCTAGTGAGTGGAATTTCACCGCGGCCAACGGCATCCTGTACCCGATCCTCCAGGTACACATCGCGAAAGCCACTAGCGGTACCCCCGTCGCTTCCGCACTGCCCATCGACTCGATGAAGGTGGACTACGTCAGGATCTGGGCGCCCGCTGGCCCGGACCCGAACACCTCCGGGACTAACACCACGGTGTCCGGCTCGTTCGCGCTGGGGCCACTCGCCCTGAGCAGCTCGGTCACCGCCACGACGGGCACGGGCAGCACGGTGTCCGGCTCGTTCGCGCTGGGGCCACTCGCCTTGAGCAGCTCGGCAACGGTTTCCGGAACTAGCGGAGCCGGGTCTACTGCGTCTTTCACTGACCAGTTCGGATCTGACGACACGGTAGCCAACTGGGCGAACAGCACGGGTACTTTCGCCGTGGGCAACGGCTGGTGCGGTATCCAGTCGGACAACGCGTATTCCAGCAGCCTGCAGACGACCAGCACGTACAACCTGACGGGTTCTTACGCCTACGCGCAGTTTGCCCCGTTTCGGACGGCTGTATCCGAGACTGGCTTCCAGCTGTACGCGGACGGCAGTAACAGCATCACGTTTGACTACTCCGAGGAAACCCTGGCGATCTTCCTGACCCAGGCCGGGGTAACCACAAGCAGCCCACCTGTTACCTATAACGCGAGCACGCACGCCTGGTGGCGCATCCGCGAACTGACCGGAATGCTCTTTTTCGACGTCAGTCCCGACGGGCTTAACTGGACCCTGTTCTACTCGACGGCGTACACGATGAACGTCACCGCGCTGTTCATCAGTGTCTACGCTGGTAACACCACGACGCACGCCACAGGTACCTCGTACTTCACTAACGTAAACGTTAACCCGGCGGCTATCTCTACGCTGTCCGACGGGTTCGACTCTAACGACCTGTCAACCTTGTGGGCGTGGTCGTTCGGCACCGTATCCGTCGCGGGCAGCCAGTGCTCGATCAAGGCTGACCCCAGCTACGATTCCGAGCTGATCAGCTCCGTCACGTACAACTTGCAGGGCGGCTCGGTAGGCGGCGCGTTCCTGCCGTTTATCTCAGCCACCGCCCAGACGGCGCTGCAGGTGTTCGTCGGGGACGGTACCGGGTCGTCTATAGGCTCGTACGAGGCGGAGCTCGGTTACCTGGGCGGTCTGATGTACGCCACCTTGTACCAGAACGGTACGACCACGAGCAGCCCTACCGTTACCTACAGCGCGACGAGCCATGCCTGGTGGCGGATAAGGGAATCGAGCGGCACGCTGTTCTTCGAGACCTCGGCGAACGGAGTCATCTGGGCACAGCTGTGGTCAACGGCGTACGCGTTCTCAGTAAACGGCTGCACGGTCGCTGTCTTCGCGGGAACCGGAACCGGCACCGGGACCAGCAACGTCACCAACATCAACGTCACCCCGGTTACAGTCTCCGGCGCGTTCGCCCTCGGTCCTCTTGCCCTGTCCTCTTCCGCGACTACCGCGGGGACGTTCACTGTCTCCGGCGCGTTCGCCCTCGGTCCTCTTGCCCTGTCAGCTGCCGCGAGCTACGTTCAGGCATTCAGCTACGTTGGCACCCCGACCCTGACCCGGGCTACATCCGGATCGGTAACCCCGGTTCTCGGCACCGGGCAAACGGACACCGCTGGAGACCTGCTTATCGCAGTTATCACGGCTGCCGCGGCTACTTCGGTAACACCCCCGGTTCCGGCGCTGTCTACTACCACCTTGGAGAACACCTTCGAGGGCGGCACGTCCGGCACCACGGTCAGCACCAGCAACTCGGCCGCCCCGGGTGACACCCAGTTCACCGCGATCGGCAGCGGAACCGGCACTTCTATTGCCTTCGACAACTCCACTTCAGCGCACGGGTCCCTGTCCGCTAAGGTCTCGACCGGGTCGTCTGTTCAGGCGTCCTACGCAGCGTGGAACCTGTCCGGCAGCCAGCTGTGGTTCCGCGGCTACTTCTACTTCACCGCGTTCCCCGCGTCCAGCTTCCGGCTCGTCGAGTGGGTGGCCACCAGCACGTACTGCGGGTCAGTCAACGTCAACAGCTCCGGTGTCATCGCCCTCGACGGCTCCGCGGGTACCGACGTCCTGACGACCACGAACACGATCCCGCTCAACCAGTGGTTCCGGCTGGAAGGCTTCCTGACTGGCTCCGCCACCGTCGGGCAGCTTTCTGTCAGCCTGTACGAGCAGGTAGACGGAACGACCGCGACGGAAACGCAGACCACCGCGGCCAGCGTAAACACCGCGTCCGCGTCGATCACCAGCGTCCGGTTCGGCATCAACCCCGGCGTGGCCAGCATCGGCCCGTTCTGGATGGACGACCTCGCGCTGAGCAGCACGGGCGCAGCCGGGCCGTACCCGTACGGGTGGACGCTTATCTACGGCGAAGGAAACACCGCGGTCTCCCCGCATGCTTACGTCGCCGCGTACTGGCTGGTCGCCGCCGGGAGTGACTCTATTCCCGCGTTCACCTGCACGCTGACCGGCACCGGGGCAATGACCGCGACGCTGTACGAGATCACCCAGTACGACACAACGGGCACAACCGGCTGGTTCGACAGCTACGGCATATACGCCTCGGGCTGATCCCCGTAACCTGGAAGGGAAAGAGGAGAACTGATGGCCGAGAATTTGTACTTCACCGGCACTTTCGCGACGCCCACCACAGGCAGCGTGATCCCGGTAACCACGGGGACTTCCGCGACGGTGCTGTTCCAGCTGGCCACGCCGTCCACCAAGCAGATCAGCCTTGTCGAGTACGGGGTGTCGTTCACCGGGACGCCGGCAGGCGTGATCGTGGACCTGCGGGAAACCAGCACCACGTCCGTACTGACTCACATGGCCGCGGGCACTATCTCCGCGTACGGTCCCCCTGGTGCCCCGGCTTCCGGCTGTACTTCTGACTGGCTGCTCGCAGGTGCCACCAACTCGGTCGCCCCGGTTGCCACCACCACGCAGATCTACGACGCCCAGCTGCTGAGCACTAACACCTACGTGAAGCAGTTCCCGCTCGGCCGCGAACCGATGGTGCCTGTCTCTGCGTTCCTCATCTGCACGATCACCGTCCCGACAACCTCAGTGTCTGCCCTGGCCTATGTGATCTGGAGAGAGTAGACAATCTTCGTAATACGAAGACTACATAGTCAGGAAGGAGGGTAAATGGCACTGACCGAGACCGCGGGCGCCGCGTACGTGACGTCCGATACCGGGGCAGTTACTACCGGCTCCTACACCCCGACGTCCGGAGCACTCCAAGTAGCTATCGTCGGCGTTGGTAACGGAGGCGGGCTAACTTTCGTCAGTGCCACGCTGACCGATACTTCCGGTTCCGGGTCCTGGACGCTGCTGGTCTCGGAAACCAACCAGACAACAAACACGGGCCTCGCTTTCGTCTACGTGCGGGATGCGTGGTCCGGTGCCGCGACTGTTGCTTTTGCCGTTACTGTCGCCGGCGGGACTGCTGACGGGGTATCGATCATCACCCGGCAGTTCGCCGGCGCCGCTGCTGCTGCGTCCCAGAGCGGTGTCACCGCAATCGCTGACGCGTCCAACACGCACCTGTCGATCACCCCTGGCACTACCGGATCGCAGTGCGTCGGCGGATTCGGTACCAGCTCTGGCGCTAAGACGCTGACGGCTAACGCGACTACCTCGATTTACGGGAAGTACAGCGCCGGGCCGAACGGAGACACCTCGGCGTGCATCGAGGCCGCGTCCCTGTCTACTGGCGGCACCGCCATCTCCATGGGCTTCACCAACACGGCTGCCACCAACGCGTTCGCCCTTGCGGAGATCCAGCCGGGAGTGGCAGTAGTAACGACTCCAGCGGGGGTCTACCTGCGGCAGGCGATTGGCGCGGCATCACTATGGTGAGGGAGTCGTAGCCAATGGCTATCTTCAACCGCGGGTTCCCGCACCAGCCGTTTATCGCCCCCAAGGCAGCAGCGGCAGTCGTGTCTTCTATTTCCGCGCCGACCGTCAGCCCCGCCTACGGCACCCTGGCCCTGTTTGCTGCCTGCACGGAAGCGTCCGCAGGAACTAACACCTGGACAACCGGCGGTGCCAACGGTTTCACCAGCTCAGTGAACGACGGCGGGACCAGCTCAGTCGCGCACACCGCGATTGACACCAGCTCAGCGACGGGCGGAACGCGCACCGGGCAGCTAACTGTTACCGGCGGAGGGTCCTGGACAAACCCCTTCTCCTACGCGGCCGGTATCACCCTGGTGTTCTTCCCCGTCAGCACGCCTGGCGTTGCCACCTCCACCCTGGTCGACCCGTTTACGGTGAACGACCTGGACTCGGTGTGGAACCAGACGACGGGTACCGTCACGGTCACCGGCAACCAGTGCGCTATCCAGTGCGACACGTCATACAGCTCCAGCCTGGGGTCGACCGGTTACTACGATGTCCGCGGAACGTACGCGTACGCCCAGGTGACCCCGTTTGTCGGCACGGCTACTGAAACCGGCTTCCAGCTGATCAACGACGACGGTAACTACTTCGGTATCTCTTACGCGACGCCTAACTTGTACTCCGTGGTTGCCGAGAACGGCGTGGTGACCACCAGCTCTACCATTGCCTATAACGCGACGAGTCACGCCTGGTGGCGCATCCGGGAATCCGGCGGGACAGTCCTCTTCGACACTGCTCCCGACGGCGTTACCTGGACTAACCAGTGGTCTAAGACCTACTCATTCGACGCTTCCAGCCTTTATTACAACGTGTACACCGGCATCGACGACAGTGAAGCAACCGGCACCACGTTCATCGACAACGTCAACACCCCGGGGTCCTTCGCAGTCTCCGGGTCGTTCGCTCTCGGACCGCTGGCCCTGTCCGCACCAGTCTCAGCTACCACCGGTAACTTCATTGTCTCCGGGGCATTCGCTCTCGGCCCGCTGGCCCTGTCTTCCTCCGCGTCGTTCATCACGGCTAACACCTTCAACGTAGCCGGGTCGTTCGCCCTCGGCCCGCTGGCCCTTCACGGGTCCGGGACCATCGCGCTTCCGGCGATCTTCCCGCAGGTCCCGCTTACCCTGCTCGTCGAGCTGTTTGTCAACGGCGCCTGGACGGACATCACCAGCCAGACTTACCAGCGGGACACGATCACCATTACCCGCGGCCGGCAGAACGAGGCCTCCACCTTGCAGCCCGGCGAACTGCTGCT